CTCGCATTTGTTTGTTAGTATGTGATTGGCGTCTTTACTAACAGCCGGGGGCTTTCTTTTTGCCTGTCCCCGATAAGGCGTTAAGTTTGCTAGTGATAAGGTCTGCAGATAATCATTACGTTTTTATCGCTAGAACAACAGGATTCAATAAATCCTTCCTCCAAAATCTCATTCGATATATCTTTTTGAGGCCTAACCTTCAATTGCAAGAGGAACCACTATTATAGAGAATGAATCACTGGTTGCATTATAATCTATAGTCACGAACTGCATCCCTATAAAGCTGTTTATTCCGAGCCCAGCTATGACATAGCCCAACCTAGCATCACCATTATTCTCAATATAGGCGGCAAACGTATTGAGATAAATAGGATTTGTACAGCTCTCAATCAAGGATTCCGGAATGCTTGTCCTTAATATGGCTCCGTTTTGAACGGCCTCTATAACTTTTTTAAACGAAGTCACGCTAGAGAACGCGGACCTTATCTCTTCAGATGTCGATTTGGATGTCAAGACATAAACCTCAGGTCTAACCGTTTCATAGTTTATGGCAGATTTAAGATTTATATCTTTTTTATCAGATACAGAACAAGCTGTTTTAGTCCCGGTAATTTGAATATAATGTGAGACAAGATTCTTATCAACATAAGATATGTTTATATAGCGAACTACATTAGCAACCATATGCCCTCCCAGGTTAACGCAAGAACGGTTATTTCCTGTCCCTGTGGAAGTATCAACAATATAGAATTTAGTTGTCGTTTTTTTTGCCAATTCTATTATATGATCTAATCCCCCAAGAGGATTGAATACAGCCGCTACCTCCTCTTTTGTAGATGTTTTTGTCAAATCAAAGATTGAGGAAGGTAAATAAACTTCTTCACCTCCGCTTTCGTAGAAACACACAGAATAGGTAAACTTATCATCCGCAGCGTCTTTGCACGTTACTTTGACTGTCTTGAGCACTCCTCCTTGTCCTATATATGACAATTCCATCTCTCCCGTGCTTGAGTTCATGGTAGCGTACACATTACATGCGTAGTTAGCGATGAAGACAGATGGAAGTGTATAATCGTAATCTCCTGATTGTCCTAATGAAAATAAATAGAACATATACGCAAGAGCTACGTTATCTTGGCTTGGATCAAGCCCGAATGCCGCCAAGATCTCATCGCTGGTAGATGCCGAGGTCAAGCCCAATACAGCTGCCGGGAATTTGTAAACATCCTTGATATCATACAGTTTTTTGACTTGTTGAGTGCTCATCAATCCAGATTCATTTTGGGTAGCGATATTGAGGGCGGAAAATGTCCCTTCCGCTGATCCATCGACGGAGGGTTTGAACACATAATCCCTAAAGGTTCTTAGCTCAGCGGCGTTCGTTACGTTCACGTTGCCCCCGCCGCCTTCTCCGGATCCACCGGATATGGATATGTTGCCACTACCAAATATCGACTGCCCGTTGATTGTCTTCAAGCCGGTCTCCTTGACAAACTTGCTGTCGTTCTCCAACTCGCTTGTCTTGGAGGGGATGGCGGTGTCGGAAGGTAATGCGCCTACCTCGCTGGCCGTGTAGGAGGGCTTGTCCGGGGAGTTTACCCAGCCCGGTTTGTTGTTGACATTGGCCCATTCCACGGAATCCACCGTTCCGCCACCGGAGCCGCCGGATATGGATATGTTGCCGGATCCCAGTATCGACTGCCCGTTCACGGTCTTCAAGCCGTTCTCCCTGACGAACTTGCTGTCGTTCTCCAGGTCACTTGTCTTGGACGGTATCTTGGTGTCGCCGTCCATCACCTTGGTGGGCAGGGCCGCCACCTTCGCCAAGAGCTCGTTGATCTTGGCTGTCGTGTAATTCAATAGTCCCATCTTATTTCAATGCTTTAAGTTCCACGTCGTTCGAATCTCTCAACAGGTCGCCGGAGGCATCGCGGAGGTATTCCCGCCGGCCTTCCTGACGCACCGTTCGCATGACCTCCACGTTCCCGCCCCGTACGGTTTTGAAGGTCACCGTCCGGGAACGGTCTACGCCCTCGTTCACCGTTCCGGTCGAGAGGGTGGCCACGCCATCACCGGTTCCCGTCAGGGCGACCGTGATCTCGCCGCCCCCTTGCTCCCAGGGTATCGTAACGGTACCCATCACTCCACCGTCCAGTCAGTGTTGGACTCCACGTTCACGGTCACCGGGTTGCCCTGGTAATCCAGCAGGATCTCGCCCTCCGTGACACGCAGGTAGGCGTCTCCTGCCGCCAGTGTCAACAGGCATACGTCCTGGTGCCCCCCCTCGTCCGTCACGATGACCTGCCTCGTCTGCGGATCGATCTCCGTGTTCGCCGGTACCGTAACGGCGATGGAGAAGTCATACACCGCTAATCCACCGGGATCGCCCGCTATCGCCTCCCCGTTGGCCGTCAACACGCTGTTTGCCGTATAATTGTCGGGCAGTGCTATCTCCAAGTCTCCCATGCCGAGGGAGAAGGTCAGCCTCTTCGAGTTGCTGACACCGGATATGGTGACCACCTTTCCCGTCTTCTCGCTCGCCGCCGTATCCGCTATGTCCACATACTCGGGCTTGCCCGCCTGCATGACCGTTCGCTGCACGTCCGGGCAGTTTACCGCCTTCCAAGTCAATACCGTACTTCGCGCGTTCCGGCCGGTATGCTCCGCGTCCGACCTTACGCTTACCTCCTTGTCACCCGATCCTTGGGGCGGGGTGACCACCGCCCATGCCGCTTTCGCCATGATCTTTCGTCTTTTTTATTTGTTAATCACTCGATTCTCCATTCCGTGTTCGACCTCACCCCGAACAGCGCGGGCATCTCATCGGTCACCCATACGGGCTCGTCAGGAGATACCAACAGCCACACCCCATAGTCCACGCCGCAGACCTTGGTGAGCCTCACGCCGACCCGGGCCATCCTACGGAGGGTGGCGCTCACGCTCCCGACCCGTTCCAGCTCCACCCGTACCGTCTCGACCCTTATGATCTTTCCACTAACGCACGCCATACCTCACCGTCTCGTCCGTCTCGATCCCTATGATCTCCGTCCTCACGCCGTCCGCCATGTTCGCATCCGGGATCTCCACCCGCACCTGGCACCTGATCCGTCCACCTCCCCCGATCCGGGAGGTGTCGAGCGTGACGATATAGGTATTCTCGTCAAGCCGGCCCATCCCGGACTTGGGGATCGTCTCCGTCCGGTTGGAATAGATGTAGAACAGGGCCTCGAATTCCACGTCATCCATCGTGAGCCCGCCCGGCAGGTCGAGGCTCAGGGCGAACTTCATCTCCGTGCCGGTTATCGACAGGTTACTTTCATTCTTCATTGTCACGCCTCCTTTAATGTTATGTTCCGTATTTGCAGTACGCACGCCGAGATCGCCGCAAAGAGCAGTCCATCCCCCGAGGTGCTGTCCCGATCCGCCCTGAACTCCACCGAGAACGTCTTGTAGGACGCGCTCACCTCCTCGCCATAGATGACATCGTCGGTGTTGATGAAGTCAAGGCTATTGTCGCCGATCGCCGATATGATGTTCGTCGTCCCGGACGATATTCTCGCCTGGAACGATAGCCGGTACCGGTGTCCCATCTCCAGCTTGCCGCCCATACGTCCCTTGTTGAACATCACCTGGTCGGTATTGGCCTCCCCGCCGAACCGCAAGGTGGCCACGCCGCCGCTGACCGACTGGACGGACGAGTCCCCGTAAGCGTTCCAGTAGGACGAACTGGTGAGATCCGTCCCTTGCAGGATCTCGTCTCCGGTGACGGTGTACCGCTCGAAATAGGCCGTGAGGCTCTTGTTGCCGTCCAGCGTGACCGTATGCCGCTGATACCCGCCATCCGACCAGCGGACGAACCGCCAGCCGCTGGCCTCCGTGGCGTTGACCGTCACCTTGGTTCCCTTCTCGTAGCTTCCCGCTCCCGTGACGGATCCGCCTCCCGATGGACTGACCGACAGGGAGAGCGTGAACCGCTCGACCTGTATCTTGCTGAAATAGGCCGTGAAGGAATTGTTGGGCTGCCCCCACGTGATCATGTGCCTGCGGCTCCCGTTATCGCTCCAGCGGACGAACTCGTACCCATCCGCCGGTATAGCCTCTATGTACTCGGACGTGCCGATCCGTTTCAGGTAGCCCCCGGCCTCCGGGACCGTCGTTCCGCCGCCTGTCGGGGAGACGGAGACGAAGCAGGTGAGTATCTCGTAATCCTGCTCGGCCACCCGCAACACCCCGTCATCGTTCGTGAACACCTTCCCGCTCCGGTTCAGGTCGTCCGCCGAGAAGGTGACGAACTTGCCGCTCGCGCTTCGCAGGGTAAGCGACCCGGGGGTCACCACCGCACTCCTGCCGCCCTTGGACAGGTTAAGCTCCGGCGTGCCGTTATTGACGGATAGCCTCGCCACGTCGATCCCGTCATGGGCGATCCGTACGTACCCGTTCGACAGGATGAGCTCCGTGTTCGGCCCCAACGAGTGAAAGACCCCGGCCATTTCCACCGACCCGTCCGTGTGGATCTTGAACCGGTCGTTCACATTCAGAGCATTCGTCCGGATCGCCTTGGCGATGAGCGCGGAGGTGATTATCAGGTCGGCGTTGATGAGCGAGGTGTTGACGCTGCCGCCCTTGATGACAGACATGCCCCGCTCCGCGTAATAGACCAGCTCCTCGTAATCCTTGTAGCCCATCATCTTGGCGATGTCGTTCCGGTCTTTCAGCGACACCTCGCCGATCTGTTGGGACAGGTCGCTCTTGGACTCGTCTATCGCCTCCTGCTTGATCTTCCGTTGGATCGCCTTGTTCGCGCTCTCGATGGCCGTGGCGAGCGATGCGTAGGCGTTGTTGAACGCCGCGAACTTGCTGTCCACGTTGTTTTTCTCCGTTGTTGTCGCCTTCCCGTCGGCGATGGCGGAGTTGATGGCGGCTATCAGGTTGGTCGTGGCCGTGTTGAGGCTGTTCTTCGCCGCGTACAGGACCGATTTCTCCGTACCCGCAAGGAAGGGGTTCGCGTACAGGGCCGTATAGGTCGCGTCCGTCTCCTTCTTCGTTTGGTTCACCGTGTTGATATACTTCTCGATCGCCTTGGCTTCCGCCTCCGATACCAAACCATCGGCGAAGGCCCCGTCCACGTACCTGTTCAGGTCGCTCACCGCGTCCTTGGCGGCGTTCGCGCCCTCCATGGCTTGCGAGGCCGTGTTGTTAGCCTCGTCCGCCGCCTTCCGGGCGTTGTCCGAGTAGCCTTTCAGCTTGTCCTGTATGGACTGGTTGGCCGTCTCCACCGCCGTTTGGAACTTGTTGTAGCAGGTCGTGAACGTGGCGTACTTGCTGTCCACGTAGGACTTCTCTGCGGCGGTCGCCTTACCGTCGGCGATGGCAGCGTTGATGGCGTTGACCAGCGCGTCCGTGGCGGAGAAGAGGGAAACCTTGGCGTTGTACAGCGAGGTCTTCGCAGAGCCCTCCAAATAGGGGTTGTTGTACAGTCCGTTGTAGGTGGCCAACGCCTGTTGCCGCTCGTTGCTCACCACGTTGACGTACTTCTCGATCGCCTTGGCCTCCGCCTCCGATACCAGCCCGTCGGCGAAAGCCCCGTCCACGTACCCCTTCAGGCTGCCTACGCTGTCCCGCACGTCCGATGCCTCCTTGCTCGCGCCGGCCGCCGCGTCCTTGGCCTCCTGGATCTCACGGTCGATGACCGTCATGTCCGGAGCGTCCGTCAGGTTCCCGAAACCGGTGGATCCCGGCTTGATCACCATCTTGCCGGTGAACACGTTCTTGTCGGCGTTCGGCGAGATCACCGTCACCTCCTTGCCCGACATCGAGTAGGAGTCGATCCCGGAATATAGCTTGATACAAGGCGCGTCATCGTCATAGGAGGAGAGGAACACCGCGTGCTGCCGGGCGGTGTCCGTCTTGTTGCCGACGGTGACGATCGTGTCGCCCGCCTTGGGTGTCATGCTGCCGGCATCGCGGTCCGTGACAGACAGGTCGATATAATCGTCACCCACGTTAATCACCCGCCGCCAGTAATACTGGTTTCGCACGTTATGGGACGTGCCCGTCTTCACGTTGAACTCCCGGCACTGCGCCAGGTCGTCCACGGCGAACTCGTTCACGATCTCCCGCTCGCCGTCCGACTGCTTGAAATAGCAGCGGTAGGCGCGCTCGCCTCCGTCGATGGCGGCCCGCAGTTTGTCATTTACGGAATCGTACAGGATGGAGCCGGCACTGTTGTGCAGGTCCTCGTACTCGGCCGATACCTCCTCCACACGGACGCACTCCATGCTCGCCGGCGACAGGACGATACGGCCTCCCACGTGCGAGAGGTGCTTGATCTCCAATGTGTCGAAGTAGGCCTTCAGCCGGATGTAGATCTCGTCCGCCTCGATGTACGACTTGCCCGTCTCCGGATCCCGTTTCACCACGAACCCGGAGCCGAACGGCCCGGCGGTGAAGTCTTGTGACTCGATATTGTCGGAGACCAGCCCGCCCAGGAATCTCATGAGGTACCGGGTCTCGTCCGGCCTGTCCTTGCGCAGGAAGGTGGATATCGCCCTCAAGGCCGAGAAGACGTTGTTGTCGGTCGGTACCGTGTCGTCTCCGCTCTTGATGACGTTGATCGATCCCCCGGCCTGGCTGAGCGCCGGGAGAAAGGCGTCCACCTTCCGCTCGATGGATTCTCGCCACGTGGGCGTCACCGTGTCGGATATATCGATCCTCACGTCGTAGGGGTCGGCTAACTTTCGGGTGAACCCGATGATCCGGCTGTCCCGATAGCCGGTGGAGGGGAAAAAGACAGGGTTGTGCAACCGGACACGCTGTCCCAAGGCGACACGGATCCCCCTTTTCTTGAGGATGATCGGGTCGCTGTCGCCGCTGTAGACGGAGCTATCGGCAGAGTGTTTCTCCAGGTAATCCCCGGCCACCTTTTGAAGTTCCTCCTCCGCCAGCGCGTAATACTCGTCCGGCATCCGTATGTTGTAAAGGATGTAAGTATCGCCGGAGGCGGGTGCCATCACCCCGCCCGGGATCTGTGTGTTCTCGTCCGGGTATTGGTTGATCAGCTCGAACTCCCCCGTGGAGGAGTCGTAATTGACCTCGAAGTCGTATCCGGACAGCTCCCCGGTCTGGATGGCCATGCGCTTGACCAGCCCGCCGATCTCGTGGTCGTTCGGGTCGAAAGGCATCTCCTCGTCGGTCACGTAGTAGACGCGGATCGTCTTCCCCTCGGATTCCCGCTCGATGGAGCGGACGGCGGACAGCGTGCCCACCCTCCGGGGATAGACCTCCTCGAAGATGACCTCACGCTCGACAACGCCGTATTCGGTATTCCTCTCCAGGTATCTCAATGGGGAGGGCAGGCGGAGGTGATCGGATCCGTATTTGGCCCGCTCAATGTTGCGGGTGCTTCCCTTGGCGTAGAGCCGGGTGAAGAACCGGTCGTTCTCCTCGTCCCGCCGGCTCATGCCCAGCAACCCGCCCACGGCCGTACCGTCGGCTGCGTAGCCTAACCCCATCGGCTCCCCGTGCTCGCACTTGCCCAGGTAGAGGGTCGTGCCGACGATCCACCACTCGGTCTCGAAGGTCTCGGCGATCCGGTTCAGGGCGGTGAGGCAATCGATCCCGTCGTAGGTCACGACCTTGTAGTCGGCCGCGATCACGCTTCCGATCCTCCAGTCCGTCGTTCCCTTGACGCGGTTGATATTGTCCACGATCAGTCGCAGGTGGGCCGCCGGGCCGTCCGTCAGCGAGAAGTCCGAGTCCATGTCACCGTCCGTCAGGAGGAAGCAGAGGGCCTTCGACAGCTCGCTCTCGATGCCTTGGAAGCGCGGGGCGTACTCATACTCCAACGTGCTCGCTTGATTGGGGCACGGGACGGTGAGAAGCGTATATCGCTCCCCCTCGTAATCCACGTAATCGCCGATGTCGAAGGGTATGGCCTCCCACGTGGTGAAAGAGACGCTGAGCGCGTTGTCTCCCATCACCGCTTTCTGTTGCGTGGAGTTGTCGTCCGGACAGACTTCCGCGCGTAGGTTCCCCGATTTGTCGTATATCCTCAGTTCCATTCAAGTGTCGTTTTAATGCCGCTTCAACATCGTTAGAAATCCGGTTTCGGCTCGCGGAACTTGACCGTCCATATCGCCGCCAGCCTTCCGGTCGTCCGGAGCCGTGTCTTCATCACCGTCCCCGGACAGCTCAGGTAATAGAGCTTGTAGGTCTTCCCGATCTCGGAGACCCTCACGTTCAGGAGGCCGGATCTCAGGATCTCTATGAAGCCCTTGTATTTTGTCCGGAACTCCTGCTCGTTGTCCGTGATCATGGCCAATCGCAGGGAGATGTCCCTTGCCTCGAAACGTACGTCCGATACGTCCGCCTCCTCGCCGTCCCGTTCCCGGTAATCGACAGTGGTATGCCGCTTGGCGGGCGGCGGGGTCAGGAGCGCCGACAGGTTGTCGTACGTCCCGCCCCGGTCCTTGGCCAGGAACACGCCATAGTTCGTGTAGGCGTCCTTGTCGTTGATGAATAGCTTTCCTTCTCTCATGTCATTTGGTCCTAATTCCGTTTCTCAATATCTCCAGCAGCGTGTTGTCGATCCGTTCCAGCCTCCTGCAATAGGAGGTGTTCCGGGCGATCTCCTCCTGTAGCTCCAGCCCCCGGGACAACATGGTGCGCATGTCGTAGGCGCACTCCTTGGTCTCGGCGACGTTTATCTGGATGGAGGTAAGCCGGCCGTTGGTCTCGTTGATGGAGTCCTGGCTGGCGATGGTATACGCGCCCGCCCTCGCCCGCTGGGTGAGGGTGGAGTCGATCCTGCCACCCGTCACCCGTTCCATGTCCTCCAGCTGGCGGGCCGCGTCCTCGATGATCTTGTCGTACTGCGCCCGCAAGTCGGCGATGCTACTTTCCGTAAGCCCCGCGCCGCTCGCCTCGGCAAACGACTCGTACCACTGCCGGAGCGGTTCTTCCAACGCCCTCATCTTCACGCCTTGCAGGACGGCCTCGTTCAGCATCTCCTGGAAATCGTCGGCGAAATCCTTGGCGGAGCGTTTGCCCTCGGCGAAGCCCCGTATGATACTGTCAGCGATACTGTCGGTGGTGGTACCGGTCAATACCTCCCGCATGGACTCCTCATGGTCATCCAGCATCCGGTCGATATCGGCTCCCTCGTCCCTCAGCGCGCGCAGCTGCTCGAACAGCTTGGCCACCTTCTCCTCCAGCTTGCCCTCGGTATAGAGTTTCTCGATGTCCTCGTAGCTCTTCCCGGCGAGGCTGGCGTACTCGTTCCACGTCTTCGCCTTCCGGAACCAAGTGCCGTGGCGGTAGCCTACGCCGCTGATATACTGTTCTCCCTGTATCTGTGCCAGCAACCGGTCGTACTCGCTTCCGGATGCCCGCCGCTGCCGCTCCAGCTCCTCGGAGATCCGCTTGTTGTAGGCCAGCGTCGTCTCGCCGATCTCTTGCTGGGTACGCAGCCGCTCCCGGAGCAGCCGCTGGTACTCCAGCTCGCCCGTGATGGCCTCGTCGTAATATTTTTGTTGCTCCTCCCGGGCCTGCCGGTTCATCTCCTTGACCTGCCTGCCCATGGAGAAGATCTTGCCGATCCCGCCGATCACGGAGGTGACCCCGCCGAGGATATCCCCCTTGGCGATCTTGGCGGCCCCGCTTACGAAACCGGACAGGGCGGAGGTCAGCTCCGCCACCTGCCCAGCGGCGTATCCTGCCTCGTCGCCGAGGATGTCGCCGATACCGCCGGCTATCGTGTCAAGGCTGGATGTCAGGGATTGTACGGAGGTATCCATGCCCTCTAACGCGGCGGCCATGCCATCCCTGTCACCTTTCCCGATGGACTCCAGCAACTTCTTCCAGTCATCCCGGATCGCCTTGAATGGCGAGCGGGAATGGATGGCCTCCTCCAGCCGCTTGATGGCGTCCTGGTATTCCTTCACGTTCATGGGATCCCACGCCGAGGTATTGACCTCCCGGGCCTGCTTGAGCAAGGCTTCCAGCGAGGGCGTCGCCATCCTGTCAAGGTCGCCGAACAGCCTGTCCCACAGGCCGGATCCTTTCAGCTCCTCCATGGAGAGGTCGGACAGGTTCTTTTTTAAGGTTCGTCTCGCCTCCTCGATGGCCGCGTCGATGGCCTCGGCGTTCGCCTCCGTCCGTTGGGCGGTGAGGTAGGCCACGTCCTCGTTGTATCTCTTCTCTAATTCCAGCCGTTTGGCCGTGTGGTCCTGGTATTGCCGCAATGTCTTCTCCAACAGGTCGGCCTCCGCCTTCTCCCGGGCGGTAGCGGCGATGGTGGCGGCCTCTTCTAATTTCTTGCGCTGGGACTCGGGGAGCTGGGATACGGAGGTGGTCGATGGTCGGAACGACAGGCCCTGTCTTTTCCAGTCCGGGTTGTCCTTCTCCCATACGGCCCGCTCGATCTCCTGTTGGGCCCGCACGTATTCCTGTCCCTTCCGCTCGACCTCGTCGATCCTCCGGTCGTAGTCCAGCCGGATCTGCTCCAACTCCTTGTTGGCGCCCTCCCGCATCAGACCGATCCGTCGCTGACGGAGATCCAGCTCCGCGTCCTTCTCCTTTTCGGCCAAGGCCTCCTTTTGCCGCTCGATCTCCCGTTCCCGCCGGGCGGTCTCCGCCTTGAGGGCGTTGGCCGCCTCGATCTCCTTCCGCTCATCGCCTTGGGCCTTCTCCGGAGAGCGGGAACCTTTTCCCTCTAACGTGTTGCTCTGCCGGAGCATCATGCGGCGGGAGGCGTAACGTTGCGCCTCCAGGCGGTTCACCTCGGCCAAGGCTTCCGCCTCGGCGCGGAGGTCGGCCTTGTTGGAGTTGGCCAGCGCGTTCTGCGCCTTGGTGATCTCGTATTTCTCCTTGGCGATCGCCTGTTCCTTGGCGAACAGATCATCTGTCAAGCGGATCGCCTCCTTCAACGCCTTGGAGCGTTCCGCCTCCGGGAGGCTCATGTCGTAGGCCTTGTCACGCAGCTCGCCGATACGGGCCTCCATGCGGCTGCGTTCCACCAAGAGGTCCCGTTCGGCCACGTCGAGGGCGTTCCTGCGTTTCCGCAACTCGACCGACTCCTTGATCTTCTCATTGGTATCGGCCATCCACGCGGAGGCCTTCCGTCCGGCATCCTCGATACCGGTCAGGCCCTGCGCCCAGGCGTTGGAAAAGTCGGCGATCCCTCCCTTGAGATCGCCCGTCAATATCTTCCAGACCGCCTCGCCCGCCTTGCCGATGGCACGGAGGCGGTTCATCAGTTGCCCGGAGAGGAAATCGGCCAGATCAGATAGTGCCTTCTTAGGTTCGGTAAAGGCCTTGTAGAGCCATTCGCCCACCTTGTCCACAACGTCCAGCAGACTGCCCAATACCTGGTTGAATGCCGCCGTGGCGACCGCCAACGCGTTCTCGCCCTCCTCGGTACGGTGGAACCAGCTGTTTACGGCGGCAAGGCCAGCGGCGATGGCGGCGAGCACCACGCCAAGCGGGGTGGCGATAAAGGCGAGAGCCGCCTTGGTCACTTTCCCTATGGCCGCCGCGGTTTGGCCGAGCGGGCCGGGAACGGACTCCAGTTGGGTCTGGAACTGTCTCAAGCCGGAGGTAGCGCCACCGGCGCCACTCTCCAGCCCGGAAACCTCTTCTTTTAGGGATCGTATTTTTTCTTGCAACTCCTGTCCGGCGGCCGATTCCCGTTCGGCGGCGGACATCTTGCGCCACGCCTCCTCCATCTTCCGGAGGGAGGAGTGGAGGGATTCGATGCTCCCCTCGGCCATCCGTTCCTGCTCGATGGACTCCTGGAGTACCTTGATGTTTTCTTGGATTCCGGTACGGAGGTCGGCTTCCTGGATGGCGAGCTTCGCCTTGCCCTCGGCGTACTGGAGGGTCGTGACCGTACCGCGGGCGAACCCCTCGTCCAATGCCTTATTGGCCGCGTCAAGCTGGCGGAGGCTGTTGATGTCCTCCTGGATGCTGACCGCGAGTTGCTGGTTCCCCCGGCTCATGGAGGCGAACGCCTCATTGCTGTCGGCGATCAGACGTTGGTAGGTCCGCGCGGACTCGTTGCGCAAGCCCGCTATCCCTAACTTCACCCGATCGACCTCCTCGGCGAGGTTCCCGCGGAACTCGAATGTCACGTATAAAGGTTCGTCTGCCATGAACTGTTAAATTGTGAATTATGAATTTTGAATTATGAGTCAGGAGAGGCCGAGAAAGTCAAGCTCTTCCTCCTCCGTTTGAATGATTTCCTCTTCCTCCTTCTTTTTCCGTCTCTGTCCCGGGTCGTTGATCATCGTGAGGATGACGATCCATGGTATCTTTCGCATCACCTCGTCGTAGGTGAACGCCCCGGAGGCAATCAGCGCGTAGATACGTCCGAAAGGGCTATGGGGAGGCTCGTATTCCTCCCTTAACTCCCTTTTCTCATCGGTTGGCTCTCCGTCGGCGCCATCAGGTTCATCGTGGCGAGCGAGAAGATAATATTCAGAAAATCCTCCGGGTAGGCCATGACCAGGAGCACCTGCGCCAATTCCGCCATTCCACGCATGGTCGTATGGCAACGGATGTACCACGCCAAAGGACGGACCAAAGGGCGGGAAAAGATACTATTGCCCACCATCCCCTCGGCAATCACCCTCGATACCCGTTTTCCGTTCCGGGCGATGCACTCCAGCGTGGTACCGAGGTCGCCTGCCTTCAGCTCCTTCAGGTCGAGATCCATCCGGCAGAAGATCGCTGCCATCCGGCAGAAGATCGCTGCCATCCGGCAGAGGGTCTCGCCTTTCGGGAAGGGTATTCCGTAACGGATCGTCTTCTTCCCCAACTTCCGGAGCAACCACGGGGCCGGGAGGTTGACGGTCAGCCGCCGGTCCAGCAGGGCGTCGGCGGCGTGGGATTCGATGGTTCGCTTCTCCATACGGGCTTACGCTTTAGGTTCGCCCAACTTATAGATGGCGTACGGCCCCTCGTTCTCTCCGATCGGGGCCAGTGCCTTCGCCGTCACCTCGATCTGGGCGATGTCGGTGCGGGTCAGGTTCCATACGAACCGGGCGGTCACCTGCGCGTTCGGGATCTCGATCACCACGTTGTGCAGGGAGATCGCCCGCACGGCCTTCCGCACCGTCACGATGTCACGCGGGGCTTGGTATTTCGTCACGTTGTAGGTCTTCCCGTCGATGGTCACGTCCTCGGGCTCCGATACCGTACCGCCGAAGGTCTCCTTCAAGGTGTCGTTGTCCCATTCCAGGAAGTTCAGCTTGATCTGCTTCAATCCCGGCTCGTTCCCGATGCTCTCCACCGGGGCGGCGGGCTCCTCCTCGCAGTAAAAATCGGTGGTCGTATTGGCCTCGGTGGTGAAGGAGGCCGTCCCTTTCATGGTACGCGCCAACTGCTTCATCGTGTTGGGCATACCTCCGGCCGGGTTCACGTCACCGAACTGGGCGACCTTCAGGCCTATGGATCTTGTCTTGTTTGTTTCTGTCATGTCTTTGATTTTTGAATTATGAGTCTTGATTTCTTTTTCGGGCGAGAACCCAGCCTAGGGCGAGGCCTGCCAGAACGCCGGTCAAATACCCTTTGAGCGTCATCCAAAAGGGGATGTCCGGAGGCTCTTTCACCTTTAAGGTGTTCGCCAGCTCCTCTTGCGCCCGGTCCAGTCTCTCCTCCAAGGAGAGGACCAGCGCTTGTAGGCTGTCGCATCCGGCGTGGATGACGATCGTTTCTCCCTCCAGCCCGACCGAGGCCGTGGCTTGTCCCTCCTTTTGGGTGTAGGTGGCTCCTTCGGGCAGCCTACGGAGGCTGTCGATCGGCACCCGCAGCGTCGCCAGGCTCGATGGGATTGTCGCGAGGGTGGCGGTGACCTTTCGTTCCCACCGGAGGCTGTCGACCGCCCGGACGGAAATATCTTCTCTTGTAGTCCTGCACGAGGTGGCGAGCAGGACAGCGATCATACATAGGGCACACCACGATCTTCGCGACGCAGCCCTCCAGACGCGACATACGTGCCTGGAAATCCCGTATCTCGTCATATAGCTTGAATATGGTCTCATTGTCTTTCTCGGCCATGAGCCGGGACACGTCGTCCTTCTCCAGCCGCTTTCTCCTCTTGAGCAGCGGAAGGCCGGCCAGCCAGTTCAAGAGGACGATCAAGCCGCCTCCCGTGCCGAGATAGTTGAACAACGCGTTCCAGTCCATGAGTCCGAATTTTGAATTATGAGTTTTGAATTATGATTTAACTGTCAACTGTCACTTGTCAACCGTCTTGAGCCACCTTTGTACGTCGAACGAGGGGCAGGCCTTCGCCGCCAGCTCGTTGTGGCCGACGATCCGCGCAGAGGGGAAGCGGCGGTGGAAGTCCCTCACGTAGGCGGCGAGGGCTTCCCGCTGCTCCGGGGTGCGGGTGTCCTTGGGGGTGCGACCGTCGGCGGCGACCCCTCCGGCATAGACGATATGCCGGGAGACGGAGTTGTGTCCGGCCGCCCCGTTCGTGATCTCCCAGGGATCCACCACGTCGTCCTCGTTGTTATCCACCAGTCGCTCCACCGTACCGTCGAGGTGTATCAGGTCGGTATAGCCCACCTGTCTCCAGCCGCGGCCGCCTTCACTGAGGGGGGCGCAATGCCAACGGCGGATCTCGTCCGCCGATACTTCACGGCCTTCGGGGGTGGCGGTGCAGTGGATGACTAATTGCTTGAGTTTGGCCATCGGTTACGCTTTGTTATAGATTACCGCCTGGTACTTATTACGGATAGGCAGTGCCGTGAAACGTTTCTGGAAACCGATCACGTCGCCACGCTCGCCTGGATCCTTGTACTTGGCGAACACCTCGATATCGCCGTCGGCGCGCATCACTTCCTGGTCGGAGTAGAACAGTGAGCACTGCGCGTCTGCCTCCGCGTCCCCTGTACCGAACGCCACTTTCGTACCGTCCTCTTGCTTGTAATATGGGAGTTTGGAGAAGGTGAAGACGTTGAACCCGAATAAACGGTTCGACTCCAGCATTGTCTTGTAGAGCTTCATATCCTCCAGTTGCAGGTCCGCCAAGTGGTACGGGTTCAGTACCGCTACCAATGTAGCCGGGTCGATGTCCTGTGAACGGAACCAGGCATCCATTTTTAGGATGTCCTCGAAAGAAATCTTACCCGGCGCAAGGGTTTCCTTGGCCGGTGTCAATTCGGCGTGTTTCGCCGGTGCCCAGTTATGCGCGGCGTAGGCGGCCGTCTTCGACTGCAAGGTATTGCGGTGCTGACGCACCACGCTCTCCATCTTGGAGTAGGCCGTTTCCATCTCCTCCACGTTGCGCACCACCGTGTTCTTCGTATCGAAGGTATGAAGGGGTAAATCCAACGGTGTATCGGGGCGACTCATGGTCTCCACGGGATAATCCGTGTTATCAATCAATACATCTGGAGCGACACCGGCTTCGGCCAAGT